GGGTGTTTTAGGTCAACACCACGCACCCAATATCCTTCAGATTTGAGACGTTTGACCATATGACTGCCAATAAATCCACCGGCACCCAATACTAATGCTGTTTTCATTGATAATACTTACTACAGTAATTGCAGACAACTTCATCTATATATTCTAGCATGGGTTCAGTAATAACGGGACTACATCCTACAAAAAATACATTATCCAACACCTTACATGCATTTGGATAGTTACTTGCAGGTTCAATATGTCTATATGCGGGATGCATCAGAATATTACCAGCAAAATAGTTTCTTGTTTGGACCTTATTGTCTTCTAAATATTTTACGAGGCGGTGTTTATACTCTTCACATACGATAGGAACACCAAACCAACTAGTCTCTGCATGCTCTTTCTCTTCAATAACCCGAGCACCAGGAATTTGACTGAAGATCTCGTGAAGTCTAGTTTTGTTGCTACGACGGATGCGATGTATATCGTCTTGCTTAGTCAATTGTACCAACCCAATAGACCCTTGAAGGTCGGCAGGCTTGAGGTTGTATCCCTGAACGCCAAAGACATACTTATGATCGACATCTTGATCGTACCCTTCCAACCAACGGTCGAATCGTTGTCCACAGACACCGTTGGCCAATTTATTCTGGGATCCTACACAATAACAACCTCTCCCCCACCAAGCAAAAGACCTAGCGAGTTGAACAATTTCCTCAATGTTAGAGGAAACCATCCCGCCTTCAATCGTGCTGATATGATGCGCTGGATAGAACGAACAGGACGCTGCGACGGCATGTTTGGTAAGCAACTCACCACGCCACTTGGAACCGAGCGAGTCACAGTTGTCAGCGATGTACCGCAGGTTATTCCTATTGACAATCTCAATGAACTTATCAAAGTCATAGGGATTTCCCAGAACAGGAGACGAAAAAAGCGCCACTGTTCTGGGAGTAATCTTGTTTTCTAGTTCAGCAAGATCCCAGTTGAGATCATCATAATTGATATCAACAAAGACTGGGGTAAGTCCATTCTGAATAATGGGATTGATAGTTGTGGGGAAACCACAGGTGCAAACAATGATCTCATCACCATCATGCCAATCAAAATACTTTTTTAGTGCAGCAATCATCACCAAGTTAGCAGATGATCCACTGTTCACCATCACAGAATGGTCAAACCCAAACTGTTTAGAAAATGCACGTTCAAATTTGTTGACTTCTTCACCAGCAGGCAACCACTTACCTTGTAGCATGCTAGTGATAGCAGCAATAGGTTCTTGCTCGTCCCAATAAGGACCAGAATAATATATGTTGTCACCAGGTTTCCATCCCTTGTTTGCCATGAAGGGAAATAGTTTTTCTCCGTCTGCCTCTAATGAAGCTACGAAATCTTCAACCTTATTCTTCACTGACATAATGATTCAACCATCTCAAAAGTGTCCATAGTGGGTTTGAACCCTAACGATTGTAGTTTAGTAGTGTCTAAGTAAAAGTCCTGTGTCTGGACATCCTTATGAAACTTTGGTGGGTCAATGCTATCTATGTCAGATCTAGTACCCAAACAAGTAGTAGCGATATCAATAATATCACCGATTGTTGTAGGTCTACCTGACCCAATATTATATGTGGCATTCAAGTCACCGTCATCAATCACAGTTTTGATAGCACGGCACACATCATCGACATGCATAACGTCACGACGATGACTACCACCATCATAGAGGTTGATTGGTTTGTTCTCTTTGAGTTGATTGATCATCCATATGATTGCATTCTTTTGCTTCGATGCCTTAGGATCATCACCTAAAACATTACACAAACGAAGAATACGATACTTCATTTTGTACACATCACAGAAAGACATAATCAAGTCTTCTGCACACCTCTTGGTGATACTATAAAACCCAGTAGGACTGCATAGAGAATCCTCAAACGCAGGTATATCTCCACCCTTACCATACACGAACCAGGACGAGATAAAATTGAACTCTATGTCCTCATTACGACAATGCTCTAAGACATCACACAACACACGGAGATTAGTATCAACATCTAAACCAACATTTTTATGAACATTATAATTGTCCACAGTAGAGATCATGTAAAGGATCTTCTTAGATTGTGGTTTGTATTCATCGCGTTCCTGTACTATCGTATCAGGAAACATCTCAGCATATCTACCACCTACAAAACCAGGACCGTAGAGAGTGACTGGACTGTTGAACGATTTCACATTCCCCATCTTTCTAAGTACCATGATACAGTTGCTCGCAATCCAAGTTCAAATTCAATGACGGGTTTCCACCCAGTAGTCTTTGTTATTTTACCATGATCTATGGCATATCGTTTGTCTTGTCCTGGTCTTTGATCTGAGATACCAATAAGACCATAGGGTTTATCGATAGTATCAAGCACCATTTTGGTGACATCAATGTTTCTCATCTCACATGCACCACCAATATTGAATTGATCGTTGATGATACCGCATTCTTCTAGAGACCAGATTGCTTTGCAATGATCTACCACAGATAACCAGTCACGAATTTGTTGACCACCTCCATACATAAAAATGTTTTGATCTCCCATAGCACGTTTGATAATTTTAGGGATCAGTTTCTCTTCATGCTGATGCCTTCCATAGTTATTACTACAGTTAGTAATCAAATACGGCAAATCATATGTGTTATGCCAAGTCTTCACATAATGGTCTGACGCTGCTTTACTTGCAGAGTATGGATTGCTAGGATTATATGGAGTGTCTTCTTTGAATAGTTCTACATCATCATACTCAAGGGATCCATACACCTCATCAGTAGAGATGTGATGAAACTTTTCAATCCCCATGTTCAAGGATGCATTGAGTAAATTGATAGTACCAACAACGTTTGACTCTAAAAATGGTCTGTAGTTGGTAATACTATTATCTACATGACTCTCAGCAGCGAAGTGCCATACTTTTTTTGGAGCATACTTCTCAAATAAGAAGTGAACATGCTCTTCATTCGTAATGTCACACCACTCAAACTTGAACTGCTGACTCCTAGGGATAAACCTTAGGTCAGAAGCATATGTCAAGTTATCAAGAACAACAATCTCTTCATCAGTTTTCCTACGAAGAAAGTGTAAAAAATTACTCCCGATAAACCCGGCACCGCCGGTTACCATATATGTCATGTCAACATTTCCAAGAAAGATGGTACGTGACGACCGTAATCGTCCTCTAGTCTAACAATATCTGTCTCACTACATTCTCCTCTCTGAACTTCAATAAAAGTGAGACCTTCCTCACCTGCTGCGACACGATGCCGTTGCTCAATACTTACAGTAAAACAACTACCAGGATTAGCAGGATAGTCATGATCCCCAAGTGTTACTACACCCGAACCATCAATAATAACCCAATGTTCTTCTCGTTTTCTATGGAACTGTAGTGAGAAACGTTGCCCGGAATATACGTGGATTTTTTTTACTTTGTGTCCTTCACCACGTTCAATAGTTTTATACCAACCCCAAGGGCGTTCTTTTTTCACTGCATAACTCCAGTGTTCATCAAATCATACTCAAGTTTATCTATGACTACATCATAATCCTTCTCTTTGTCTCCGTAAAAATCAAACTCAGATTCTTGTTTGTAGTGACTGATGAGTTCATCGTAAAGTGAAGGGTGGTCGTACTCTAGATCTACCTTGGACTCAACGGCATCTACCAGGTGGTGGGTGACGTTTTTGAACTTGGCGAGAAACTGGCCTCTAGACATTGCTGGTATGGTAACGAGTTCATTATATGCGATCACACACCCATTGTCAAGAAACAATTGTATTTGTTATGAGTGATAACGTTGATGTTGATCGCGATCCGATAGTCCTTAGTATTTGAAGGTAACGGAGAGTGATAATAAGTAGCGGGGAAAACTAAAAGTTCTCCCTCTACTGGTCTATGTATGTGTTTTTTACCATCAATAAGAAATAAAATATCACCCGAGTCTTTAGGTTTTTTTATATAAAATACAGTGGACAAATCTTTTGATACTTTTTCTGGGATATGGTTGTGCAAAACACTTACACTCCTCTCTTGATTAGACACATATGCCCAACAACTTGATGCAAATTTTTCAGGTATTATTGCAGCAGGATATAACTCCCTAACTTTAGAAACTACTATATCAAACAAAGGTTGAAAGTATCTTATATTGTTAGGTGCTATATCAAATACGTATTGTCCTTGGGAATAATTTTTTTTACTCCATTTATGCTGAAGTATAAGTTTATTGCAGAGACCTTCTACATCTTCACACCAATCAGTACCAATATTGGTATAGTGTATTGAGTTTGAAAAATCAACGCTCTTCAAATTTTAGTTTCCTCACCTTTCGATGTCTACGTTCTTCTTGAAACTCAAGATCTTGCTGGGTAAACCCCAAACCTTGGTCTTTCTTGGAAATATACCTAAGCAAATCAAGATCCATAGCAGTGATTACATCTCTACGGATTGAAGCGGCGTTAGGACAACCACAGAATACAGGTTTGCCATCATAATTTAGTTCAACACCACATTGTAGACATTGAATAATAATGTTAGTCATTGTTTTTACAGAAAATTTGTACGGACATTCTTACTTGTGCATTGATATCTTTCTGTCGTATTTCAGGTTCTCCAGATAGTATGGGAGATACAGCATGTCTTTCGTGATTATTATTTACTATCATCATGTTCTCTACGGGGGAGATGCTTTTTAGTTCGTCGGTGTCTTTATCCTTCCACATAAAAACTCCACCCAACTCAGGTATCCATGTATTCAGATACAAAGTCCCGCCTGCATCATTGCTACCATCATCATGCCAGTTGATACCTGAACCAGGTAACCACACATGATAATTTACATTTGTGATTGGACTACAGAAGTATTGGTTTAGTGATACCTTGATCTGATCGATGACTTCTGGCGATGGTTTTGTGGATAAACAGTAATTACGCATTCCCTTAGTAAGGGACTGCCCCCATTTCCATTTACTAAAACCCCATACATCCAGGTTCTGGCGAGCGTGAATCTCTCCAATACATTTCGCCACCAAGTCAGAAGATACTGCATCATGAATGAGTTGCATTAGCGATTTCTTCCAAGTTTTTATTGAAAATTTCTAGACCAGCATCAGTCAATACATGCTTGTACATCTTTTCAAATACCGCAGGTGGCATAGTAACAATATCAGCACCGTTATAGAAAGCACGGGTTACTTTATAAACATCCCTAAGAGATGCGGCAAGGATCTTAGTCCTTACATTTTTCACTCGATAAACCTCTGCAATAGAACGAACTACTTCTAATCCAGCAACCGAGTTGTCATCAAGTCTGCCAATAAAAGGAGAGACATATGTAGCATTAGATTTGGCAGCCAAGATTGCCTGTGCTGCGGAGAATATCAACGTAACGTTGACCCGAATCAAATCCTTAGCAAGTTCCTTACATACCCAAAGACCATCTGGTGTGCAAGGAACTTTGATTGTTGCTGCCTTACCAAATTTATTAGCAAGTCGTCTACCTTCCTCAATCATTTCTAGAGCATTGCCACCAACTTCCATACTAATGTCAGGAAGACCCATGTCTACTAGTTCTTGATAAACATCATCAGGGCATTTTCCACTCTTCACCATCAGTGTAGGGTTAGTTGTCACTCCATCAATCATACCTGACAGTAAATGTTGATTGATGATTTCAGTATCGGCGGTGTCAAGAAAAATACGCATTGTAATAATAACCTTCCAGAGTATATAGCATCTAACTAAATAACCTTGAAACGTATTATCTACTAAAATGAAAAGAGTCGTTTTGGCACTAGCGATAGTGGGGTCCACCATCGCCCTGCCAACAAAGGCAGACTTGATTCATCGCATGACTACTTCCACCCAATTGAGTGTTGATGCTGCGGCATCTCAAGCTACCAGAATTGGGTCTACGTATGCTGTAAGTGGCAACAATATTACTGCAACCACCTTCGGCGGTCTTACTGGCGCTACTGGTGATAGTGCATTGACTGCCCCCGCCACCATGACGGACGGTACATATGCTATGACTACAGCAGGCAGTGCACACAGTTTTTCAGAATCTTTCACTATGGGTGATTCTGTAAATACCACAGGTACAACTGTCACGTCTGGAGTAGTTCCTGCTCTTCCTGCTTTCGGATCAGTTACGACTTCAAGTGGTGGTGTGGCTGGAACACTAGCTGGCACACTGACCACAGCGGGTGCTGTAACTTTGACTGCGGGCGGAGCTGGTACGAGTGCGACTGGTCAATTTGTATCTGAGGTAACTGTCAAGTGAGTTATGAACAAACTATCACTTGCTCTGGTTGCAATTGCAACTGTCCTTGCGACTGCAAGGATTGCAAAATCTGTTCCTGTGGTACCAAACTTCACACAGGGCTCGATGACGAGCCACACAGAAACAACTTCTAGTGTAACAGAGACCATCAATAGCATTGATTATGCTACAGGTTGGACCTATAGCGTGACAGGAAATAATGTGCAACATAATGGGACCAGTATCTCACCAGATTCTGGTTCAACCCCTAGCAACACTTTGAATGGCGTGACATCAACATGGACAGGACTAGACCTAGACAAGAAACCCGACTGGACATTGACAACTCCAGGAGCAGCGTTCCAGTTCACGGAACACTACTCAGGTCCAGGCATGGCAACACAGACGATTATACAAAGAACCACAACCATAAACTCAGTCACAGATACTACAAGTATTTTCTCGCAGTAGTTCTTGGTTTAGGTAATATAACACCTGCCCTCGCCAACACAGATGTTGGTGGGGTAAGTGCTACTGCAAATCCGATT